AGAAACGTGTCCGTCTCAAACGCCGACCCCGACGCAAACGCCAACACAAACGCCATCTAACACCGTTACGCCGTCTAATACACCAACACCATCAAACACTGTTACGCCTTCTAACACCGTTACACCAACTAACACCGCTACGCCTACTAATACTGTTACACCATCTGTTACGCCTACACAACAAACGAGTCAAACTCCTACTGCAACGCCAACAAATACCCCAACTCCTACAATAACCCCTACGAACTCTCCTCCAATGGGAGAATGCTATGCGGTAGGACCGTTTGACGACGGGGTTGTAACTTACTATCCGGTAGGGGGAGGAACTGCCGATCTTTATCCGTCTACGAATACACAATTCGTGTGCAGCACGGGCTTCCCGGAGTTTAGTGGAATTGATCAACCAATTATATCGCAGTGCTATACTTCATGCACGAACAACTCACAATGTGTTGGCTGCAATGAATAATTTAAATTATATGCTAATTAACGCATATATTGATTTAACTGCGTTAGCGTATATTTATATACATGTATACCATTTATAGATGATAATATGAAAGAAAATCAAATGGATTATTCTATTCCCGTGTTCACGGGAACGCATGATAAAGAAATGTCTAAAAAAAAGGTACCATTAACTATGAAATATGTCGATGACGAATCAAATCTTCGTAAGTCTGATGATGCGTATTCTATGAAAGAAGCCGGTGGAGTATATCCTGACTCACTAGGGCCTGAACAAGATGATGAGTTTATCAATGACGTTAATCCAAGCACGGCTAGGGTCAGACGGTATTACAAACGACACCCAGAAAAAGTGAAACAATATTTACGAAGTACTGTAGATGACCGCGTGGCTAGAAACCGTGACCGCCGAAAAGCAGTACAAAAGCATGGAAAAAAGAAAATGAAAAACCATGACGTTCATCACCCAGAGGGACCGCACGGTGGTTCTTGGAAACTGGCGAAGAAGGACCACGGTCCAGATAAAAAGAAAGCAAAGAAGGAACCAACAAAACCTTCAGAAAAAAAGCCGGAAAAGAAGCCCGCTACCGACAAAAAGCGCGCTCCTTCAAAACTAACTCCTAAGAAATCCGCTCCTAAAAAAGCGGCTAAATCAGCTATTAGTCGAGACCTAACAACCCAGCTTCAATTATTTACCAGATACGCAATTTCTAGATTGAAAATAAAAAACGCTCCGACTATTACCATCATACCACCAACGGATGATATGACGAGCTTGGGGAAATATAATCCATCGTTGAATAAGATTTTCGTTGTAGTTCAAAATAGACTACTAGCGGACATTTTACGTACGTTGGCACACGAATTAGTTCATCACAAACAACAGGAGATGGGTCAACTAACAAATCCTTCAGTAGACGGTGCTACCGGATCTCCAATAGAAAATTATGCACATGTGGTGGCTGGTATATTGATGCGAGATTATGGAAAGACTAACACGCAAATCTTTTTGAAAGAAGAGGTTGTGACCGATGAAGTGTTAGAACCAGAGGACGTTGAAATAGAAGAACAAGAGGCTGATCTGTACCAAATTGTACAGGACATGGAATTCAAAGATACAACTAAAAAACCAATTGCATATTCTAAGCATGCTAATATTGAATCAGAAGAGCATTTAGAAACAATGCCACCATTTACTTATGCCGTGAATGGAATACCTTCTATGAAAGTAGACACCCTTACTACTTCTGGAAAGGAAACAACAAACGTGGCATATCAAAATGACATAGTAGTTTGTGGTCCTAGTAAGGAAAAATATGTTCTTTCTCCTGAGAAGTTTGAAGAATATTACACTCCAGTAGAAAAGGGACCGGAAGGAATGGTGATCCCGAATCAAAAACCAAGAAAGGTCGCTCAATATACTGGACAGGTTGAAGTTTCTTTTGTTGCCCCGTGGGGAGAAGAAATGGTTCTCACGCCAGAGGATTACTTAGTTAAAGACGGCAAAAATGATTTTTACAGAATAGGAAAGTTAGAATACGAAACTACGTACAATCCTCCCGGCACCGTAGTCGCAAAATTAGAGCTTCCTGCACAAGAGCGTCCTTTGGCAATATTGCCCGGGAAGTTTCAACCGTTCGAATCTAGTCATTACGTGTCGTATTTACAGCTAGTAAAGGAATTTGGGAAAGATAGAACTTATATAGTAACATCTAATAAACAAGATGCCGCTGGTAAATCTCCATTTACATTTGATCAAAAGAAAAAAATAATGACTAAAATGTTTGGAATGCCAGAAGAAAATATAATAGAAACTAAAAATCCATACAAACCGATAGAGTTGGTGCAGGAATTTCCAGAAAACACTCCGGTTGTGTTTGCCGTGTCTGAACAAGACTCTTCTCGGCTAGGGGTGTCCTATTTTAAACCATATGTGCGCGAGGAATACAAGTCCGGATATAGAAAAAATGGATATGTATGGGCAAAACCTACTATAGAAAATAAAAAACTATTATCGGGTGGACAAATCCGACACATTTTTGGAAACCCAAAGTTTTCTGACAGGGTTAAGCAAGAAATATTTTCTAAGTTGTATGGATCATTTGACAGCGAAATATACGAAATGATACAGAAGGTCTCAGAAAAAGCAGAGCTTGATAGAGCACTCACAATGCAGTATAAGCGAGAGAAGGAAAATCCAGTGCCAGATCAAGTTATTACCGAAAATACTGCGGTAATAGATCCTAAAAAAGATGCGCCTTCTGATAAACCAAAAAGTGCTAAATTAAAGGTATATAAAAAAGTAAAGCCCATAGACGTAGATTACTTAAAACGCGCTATGGAAGAGTATTTTGAAAACGAAAAAACATTCAAGGCATTTCCAAAGTTGGCAAAAAACAAGAAAGAGTTTGTTGAGTTATTAAAGTCAGCGTCTTCTAAAGTGCTTACAGCAGATGAGCTATTGAATTTGAAAAACAGCGATGTTGGTCAAGTGCTTGCCAGCAAAACACCAACCTCTATTATAAAAGATTTATCAAAAACAGATCCTAAAAAATTTAGGGATGTACTAGCGGCAATCAAAGCGAATGAAAAACTTCCCATGCCAATAGTGATTTCACACGAAGATGGTTATTATTTATTAGACGGAAATACTAGATTAACCGCGATGGCCGCGCTCAGAACAACGATGCCAGTTTTAATTTTACAACACGAAGGCCCATCCGCTGTTCCCGTAGAACCACCATCCAACAAAAAAAAGCCATCTCTTGATCTACCTGCGGAAGACAAAGAAAAGACTAAAGAGGCATTGAATAAAGTTTTACAGATGAAGATAACAAATCCAGAAACAGGAAATTTAATCAAAATAGATACCGCGATGGATTATAACAAAAATCATCCGGCTCACATACTCGCATTAAACATGATTCGTCACTACATGAGAGACATATCTTCTCGTGCTGGTATACCGAAAAAATTACAATACGCAAAATAGGAGGTTATTTAGTATGGAACACGAAGCGCTTAATAACGTACGTAGAAAAATAAGTGAAGTAATGAAAAAAACCGATGATCGCATTTTAGTAGGCTGGACTCCAACCACGGAAGACAGAAACGAAGGTGATGTTTGGGAAGATTTAGATGGGCGTAAGTGGACGATAAAAAATGGAATCAAGCAAACCGTAACAAAGCTTGATGCCGCTAAAACTCCATTGTGGTGTCCGGAGTGTAGCAAATCATTATCACACCGGCTAGATACTAAATTTTTCAATAAAAAAGGAAAGTGTTGGGAGTGTGTTATAAAAGAAGAGACTGAAATACGTCTACAGGGAAAATGGAGAGAGTACGAAGAATCAATCATGCGGGCAAATTACATCGCATATCTAAAAGATATGATTGTTGAACTTAAACATTTATACGAAAATACTACTGCACCAGAAATAATTCATGCGGATGATACTCGCATTTTAATGATAGAAAAATGGAACGTCGATATAGACAAGGTAAAACAAGATATTTTATCTGACATAGAACATTTTAAGAAAGAATTGGCAAAGGCAGAAGCTGGGGAGCCATTATGAGCATATTGCAAGATCTTACAACTTTTGGAGAGAAATTCCAGCTTCTGGGAAAAGCGGGTAGATTTGCTATAGTGTCTGCTGCCGCGTTTATGTTTTTTTCATTTGGAGAATGCTCTAATTACGATACACTAAAAGAGTTTGAGGTACGATATAGACAAATTCAAGAAGAAACAAAGCTGGTAATGCAAGTATCTAATGAGCGCAAACAGAAAATAGCAGTGTTAACCGCAGAGGTGCGTAATAAAGATAGCACTATAACTAGACTTACTGCCACAATAGAAAAGACACAACTTCAGCGCGAAAAACTAAAAGGAAGTTTGGTGGTACTTGAAGAAAATTTAGCGCAATCAAAAGACACAGTTGAAATGTTTCATATTCAACAAGGAATCATTGAAAACTTAAAAGAACAAACCGAAGAAGCGGATAAGATTATTGTGAGTCAACAAGAAGTAATACAAAATCAAAAATATCAACTTTTAAAGTTAGATCAAGCATTGGATGTGTCAAATGAAAGAGGCGATTTGCTGGAAGGACAGTTAAATAAATTTACTACGCTAAAAATGCCAACACCAAAAAAGCCATTGATCAACCGAAAAGTATTAGGCGCGGTGTCGTTTATTAGTGGAGTTTATATAGGAAATACGTTAGCTAGGTAATATTGTATGGAATTAAAAGATATTATTAAACTGGAATATAAAAAATGTGCAGTAAATCCTGCATACTTTTTGACTAGATATTGTTATATTCAACATCCAGTCAAAGGAAAAATATTATTTAATTTATATAAGTACCAAGAAACTTCTATTTCTGATTTTGAAAATCATACCTATAATATTGTACTAAAAGGCCGTCAGTTAGGATTTTCTACACTAGTTGCTGGGTATTCTTTGTGGTTGATGCTGTTTCATTCCGATAAAAATATTCTAGTTATTGCAACTCAAAAGGATACCGCAAAAAACTTGGTAACAAAAGTCAAATATATGCACGATAATCTTCCGGTCTGGCTGCGACAACAAAACCTTCCAGAAGATAATAAGCTTTCCATACGATTTGCTAACGGATCTCAAATTAAAGCTATTGCTAGCAAAAAAGACGCGGGCAGATCAGAAGCGCTTTCGTTGCTAATCATTGACGAATGTGCATTTATTGATAAAGTAGAAGATATTTGGACTGCTTCGTCCGCTACACTTTCGACGGGTGGTAAGGCAATTTTAATTTCTACTCCAAATGGGGTAGGAAACTTTTTCCACAAGATGTGGCTTGCAGCGGAAGCCAAAGAAAACACGTTTAATACTATCTTGCTCGACTGGAGAGTTCATCCAGACAGAAACCAAGAATGGCGTGATAGACAAACGGAAATCTTGGGAGAACTAGAAGCATCACAAGAACACGATGCATCCTTTATTTTCTCCGGTAACACGGTTATTAGTCCTGAAACAATCGAATTTTACAAAAAAACATACGTAAAAGATCCTGTCGCAAAGCAAGGGTTTGACAGCAATTTATGGATATGGGAATACCCTGCGCCAAACAAAACGTATATTGCTGCGGCTGACGTTTCTCGTGGGGATGGAGAAGATTATTCTGCTATTCATATCATCGACGCCGAAACCTCTACCCAAGTTGCAGAATACAAAGGCAAACTGCCAACAAAAGAATTTGGTAATTTAATGGTTTCTGTTGCAACGTATTACAACGATGCGCTATTGATTCCGGATAATAGTTCTGTTGGATGGAGTGCTATTCAACAAGTAATTGATCGTGGATACAAAAATTTGTTTTATATGTCTGCTGATTTGCATTACGTAGACGTTGAACGGCAGATATTAAACAGAAGTATTATTTCAGAACGAAATTTAAAGCCCGGATTTACTATTTCTATGAGAACTAGGCCATTGATCATAGATAAGATTCGCGAGTACATGCGAGAAAACGCAGTAACAATTCAATCTACTAGAACAATGGCTGAATTTGAAACGTTTATTTGGAAAAATGGCAGACCGGAGGCATTGGATAAGTATAACGATGATTTAATCATTTCTTTGGGCATTGGGCTTTGGGTACGAGACACCGCGTTAAAACTTCGCCAGCAAGGAATCGAACTAACAAAGGCTTCACTTACACATACGGGTTATTCAGGCGTACCTTTTGTTAAGGTAGGTGGAGTAAAAGAAAATCCATATGAAATGTATGTCGGCGGCGAGCAAAAAGAAGATCTTCGTTGGCTGATTTCTTAAGTAATAAAATATAACATAATATTTATAAATAACTGCCTTTTATTTTCGGAGATAGCTATGACCAGAGGCCAATTAGAGCAAATTATTTTTGAAGAGCTTGAAGCATATTTTTCAAATATGAACATAACAGAAACAGAAGAATTTCTTTCGCTAGCTGAAAATGATTTGTTTGAAAAAGCAAAAGAAAAAAAGAAAAGACCAAAATATACTTCGGTTGGCACTGTTCCGACCATAAAGGGCAGAACAATGACCCCCGCACAGGTGGACACACGAAAGTCGTTGGGAAGAACTCTATTACGAGCAGTTCAATGGGGCACAATAGAAACAAACCCTGTAAAAAAAGCTCTCGTAAATCATGCTAAATCCAAAGGGTATGAAATATCCGATTCTCCTGCCGACCAAAAGAAAATGTATTCCTTTATTTGGGCAACCGCGTCCAATCACGCAATCGAAGGAACACCGTTACCTAAATATGTAGTAAGGGCAGCGGAAGGTCCGTTTAAGAAAACCGGTGGATTGGGTCAACGTAAAAACGTAAATGTTAAACAAGATAAAGAAACTGGAGCGGTTACAAAAGCCAGAGGCGCAAAAAAGGAAAAGGAACGTGCCAAAGAACGGGGTCGCCCGTCATCGGTTCTTCCGAAATCAACACCAATCGAAGTACCAATAGACACCACCCCATCTAGAAGATATAGCCTTGGTCCTCGCGGAGGAAAGGGTAGTTACAAATATATTGACCCCGTAGCTCGGGTAGCTAAAATTAGAAAAGCTGATGCGGAGCGACGAGCTAAAGCAGCGGCTGGATCTCCTTCTGCACCAAAGTCTAATAAACCGAAGAAAGCAACCCCCACCGCGTCAACTAACAAACCACAGCCAAAAATAACTGCTGCGAAATCTAGTAAACCGAAAAAAGCGAAATTTGCTGCTTCGACGCGAAAAAAGAGACCAAAAATAACGGCGGGTAAGGTTAAAAAACTAAAAGAAACCGTCTATCGCATACATTCTCTCTTACAGGAAATGGCAACAAAGAACAAAGCGGCGGCGTTGACTGAAGCTACTACTATGTACACGGCTCTATCGTCTGCATCTCATACTACACATAGTAGAGAATTTTTAAAGGAATTTTTACAAGAAATGATTACTAAATATGGAGATCAATCATGATACGCTTAACGGGAATAGTAACTCTTCCTAACGTTTCTCCTTTAAAGGAAGAAGAGAAGTGGATACAAAAAGCAATTGAAAAGCCCGGGGCGCTTCATAAGCAAATGGGAATTCCTCAAGACGAAAAAATACCAACCGACAAATTAAAAGCAGCGGCTGAGAAAGGCGGTAAGCTCGGAAAAAGAGCTAGACTTGCCATGACTCTTAAGAAATTAAAAGAAGGCCAACAATGTTCAATGGAAGAACTCGCAGAAATCGACAAGATAATCGATGCGCTAGATCCGGTTGGAAAGGAAGACGATGACGTTGATAATGACGGAGACGTTGATTCGTCAGACTCGTATCTAAAAAACAGAAGAAATGCCGTTTCTGCTAACATAAACGCAAAGAAAATGGCAGAAACCACTGGTCCAATTAGACTAACTGCATTAGTAACTGAAGATGATGCCCAAACAACTCCTGTTTCTACAGAAGATGATCATGAAGGTCAAATGGCAAAGGCTCAACTTTTAAGCTTACACAAACAAGCCGGTGAATTGTATAACATGTTGGGTGATAACGAAGAATTAGAAGGATGGGTACAAGATAAAGTAACAAAGGCATCTGATTACATCAACGCTGTATATAACAACATGCAGTACGAAAAGAATAAACCAACTTCGGTTGGAACAGGAGATGGCTCTCCAGCGGATTCTACTACAAAATTAGATGAAAAGGCTCCTCCGGGGTGGGAAAAAACTGTAAAATCAATGAAAAAGCACAAAAAGATAGATAATCCGTGGGCATTAGCTCAATACATGAAGAAAAAAGGATACACCCCACACAAATAAGGTATTTTTATGGAACCTATTGCTAAATTTTTATCTACTTTGTTGGCTAGTAGAAATCAAGCACACATTTTTCATTTACAAACTACTTCATTTGCGGCCCACACGGCATTGGATACGTACTACAATGATATCGTTGATCTTATTGACACATATGCGGAAATGGCACAAGGAAGGTACGGAATTATTAAAGGATATGCGATTTCTGGTCAATTGTTTGAAGACGATTCTTTCGTAAAATATTTTACCGGCTTGCAAAAGTTCGTTGATACTATTCGTACATCTCTTCCCCAAGACGGAGAATTAAATAATACCGTTGATGAAATTTCTGGATTGATTAGTTCCACCATTTATAAACTAAAATTTTTGAAATAATATGAAAGAATATACAGGCGATACGTTTAGTGCTCCTCAACCTGATTTTGATAGGGGAGACCACGTTAAAACTACAAAATTTGATGGCACAAAGCTAGATGTAAAGGGATATAATCCGCAAGGATTACAGCAACCAGACAACACTCTTTCTGAGAAAGGGCCTTGCTGGAAAGGGTATGTTCAGTACGGGATGAAAGTTAAGAATGGAAAGGAAGTACCTAACTGTGTTCCTGTAGATGAGGCCAGAACTCTAGTCAAAGACGATTTATATGCTGGAGAATTCTGCCCGGCATGTTTGGCCAAGTATATTTTAGAAACGAATCTTCGTGGTATGTTAGAAGAAGGCGAGTATCGCGGAAGAAAAGTTCCGCTAGGAAAGCCAATGCGCGGAGATGTAAAGAAATTCAAAGTGTTTGTAAAAGACCCTAAGTCTGGGAATGTGAAGAAAGTTAATTTTGGTGACAAAAAAATGCGCATCAAAAAAAGCAATCCAAAACGCCGCAAGTCGTTTAGAGCCAGACACAATTGTGCTAATCCCGGACCAAGAACTAAAGCGCGATATTGGTCGTGCAGAAAGTGGTAGCAAATGATACGTCTACGTGAGTTGTTGCTATCAGAAATATCATCACAAGAGAAAACATATGTTAGCGGCGATGCTTCTATCAGTAAGCAAGAAGCAAAACGTATTTATGATTATATGAAATACGATTTTGATTTTTCTGAATTCTATTTAGGTATGAACGTAGAATTAGAACACCAAGATGTTACAGACGGAAGCTTGGTAAAAACTGCCATGATTGCTGCGGCACATCTTAGGGAAAATCCAAAATATTATACGTTGTTGAAAAAGTACGTGGAAGCGCCCGTAAAAGAAGACGGTGCTCCGACCGGAGGAATTGGATTAAATTTACCGGGCGGTTACATAAATGCAGCCCCTAACCCCAAAGACGTTAAAAAAATGCGCAAGCGTTTAGATAAGGAGAAGTAGAATGATACGGTTAAAAGATTTGATTCTTGAAAACGCGGAAAATCCAGAAAGACGTATTAATTTGATGAAGATAACAACTATCATGGAAAAGTTGTATCCGGAGTTTACTGACAAGCAATCAAAGCGTCTTATGGAATTGTGCGCCGAAGCTCATATGATGGCTTCTCAATTAAACACAAAGCCATTTATTAGAACAGAAAACACTATGGTAGAATGGAAGTTGTTGGTAGCTGCATTTCAAGCAAAATTAAACGAAATTAAAATGGAAGTTACAAAGTGTGCTGAAAACAAGCCGACTGTAAATATTATGCCGGTAGTAAGAGCACTCGACGAAATGATTGCCAATTAAGTGAGGTTCTATGGCAGATAATAATATTTTTGATAGGCTAAAAAAGCTTTTTTCCACCAACACCGTTGTTAGAAATGTTGGTGGAAAGCGGTTAAAAATCGCAGATACAGATCAAATGCAATCGTTTATAAACAGACGAGGAGTTGATCGGTATCATCGCGTATATCAGTCTGGTACAGGGGGGTACGGGTCGCATCACGGACGATATGAAGCAGCGGCTGCCTTTCAAGGAGCACGACTCCAGTTGTTCAGGGATTATGATATGATGGATAACGATCCGATTATAGCGTCGGTGCTGGACATTTATGCAGACGAGTCTACGGTAAAGGATGAATTCGGAAGAATTCTAAGCATCAAAACTGACGATACTCAAATACAAGAAATTCTTCATAATTTGTTTTATGATATATTGAACGTCGAGTTTAACTTATGGCCGTGGGTTAGAAATATGTGTAAGTATGGAGATTTTCTTTTATACTTGGACATTGACCCAGAGTATGGTGTCGTAAATGTTATCCCTCTTTCAATTTATGAAACGGTTAGAATCGAAGGAGAAGAGCCGGGTAACCCATTTTCCGTTCGGTTTACAATTCAGAATGACTTTTTAAATCTAGGAAAAAAAGAATTTGATAACTACGAAATTGCCCACTTTCGATTGCTATCAGACACAAATTTTCTACCCTACGGTAAAGCTATGATTGAAGGCGGTCGCCGCGTGTGGAAGCAGCTACAGCTTATGGAAGATGCGATGTTAGTTCATCGTATTATGCGAGCGGCGGATAAGAGAAAATTTAAAATTGATATTGGAAATATTCCTCCCGCAGAAGTAGATACTTTTATGAATAAAATAGTATCTACTATGAAAAAAACTCCATTGGTTGACCCAAAAACCGGAGATTATAATCTTCGTTATAATATGATGAATATAACGGAAGATTTTTACCTCCCCGTTCGTGGGAAAGACTCGGGTATGGATATTGAAACTATGCAAGGGCTTCAGTTCAATGCCATTGAAGACATTGAATATCTTCGTAAAAAGCTGTTGGCTGCGTTTAAAGTGCCAAAGTCATTTATTGGATATGAAGAAGATATTAACGGTAAAGCAACGCTAGCTGCTCAAGACGTTCGGTTTGCTCGTACCATAGAACGCATACAACGTATTATGATATCTGAGTTAACAAAGATCGCAATCATTCATTTGTATGTGCAAGGATTTACTGACGAAAAGCTTATTAATTTTGAGTTAGCATTAACAAATCCGTCTACATTATATGAGCAAGAAAAGATAAATCTTTGGAAAGAAAAGTATGCGCTAGCACAACAAATGACGGGCGGTCAAACAATTTTACTTTCACAAGATTGGGTATATAAGAATATCATAGAACTTTCGGACGAAGAGATTAAAGAAGAACGAGAAAAGATTGATGAAGATTTGCGCCGTCAACAGCAAATGTTAGCAGCACACCCGTTCCCAGATCAAATGTCGCCAGAAACACCCTCCTCCGGAAAAGAAGAGCCATCTACGGATGCTCAAGTGGAACCAGAGCCGCAAATTGATGACATCGATACGATTTTAAAAACTATCGACAAAATACAAGCGGACGAAGACGATGAACTTGAGGAAGCTATGATACGAAATAAAGGAGGGCGCCCTAAAGAAGGATTTAAGCGTGGCACCGACACTCATCCTCTAGGTCGTGATCCGTTAGGCAATAAAGAAAATAAAAAAGCGTATAAGCGCTCATCTTTATCATTAGAAACGAAAAACTTTTTAGACCGATTGCCAGAGGCAATGTCTAAATACAAAAAAATAATAACCGAAACTTCGTTAAGTGACGACAAAACAAACGGTTAATTGCATTTCTTTATATTTACATATATACGACACTTGTTTACTCGTTTAATACGGATAACATATGAATAAAAAATCAACAGAAATTAAGCATGTCAAGATTCGCAACACGGGAATTTTATTTGAGCTTCTCGTACGAAAAGTAGCTGCCGATGTGTTGGACGGAAAGTCTGACAGCTTTGCAGTTAAACTCATGCGAGAACATTTTACCTCAAAAACCGAATTAGGAAAGGAACTACAGTTATATAGAACATTTTTTAATACGCCAGTTTTATCCGAAGGTAAAGCGTTTGATATGCTTGAGCTTGTGTTAGCAAAAAGAAAAACGTTAAACGAAAAACTCCTTGCTGCTCAAAAGTTTTTGTTAATAAAAGAAATAAAAGAGCATTGTGATTTAAAAAAATTTATGTCCGGACGAGTGCCGTCCTATAAAGTATATGCTTCGATATACAAATTGTTTGAGTCAAACAGAAATCCTGAAATTTCAATGTCTATTGATGACATTTTGTCTTCGAGGTTTGTTGTAGTGGAACATCTACAAGGGCACATAAAAGAAGAGACGATTATTAAAGAAAATGCCTACACGCAACTAATGAAAGAGCAAACTGAAGAAATTAGACATCTTTCTTACAAGATTTTGCTGGAAAAGTTTAACGAAAAGTATAGCGTGTTTACTGAAAAACAAAAAGATTTACTTCGTGAATATATTAATAACGGAACAAATATTGAAAAATTTTCTAAATATTTGACAACGGAAGCCAGTCAACTCGTTAAAAAAGTAGAACAGTACTCTACAAAAATAAAAAATGATGTTACCAAGATTAAGCTTAACGAAGTTATTTCGCAATTAAAACACATAAAAGAAAAGCCTTCCGTTAAGGAAAATTATATAACGGCTTTATTAATCGCGTATCAAATAACTCACGAACTTGAAACATTGGGCTAATATATGAATTTAGAGCAAAGATTAAGAGAAGCTATTCGTAATCATATAAAAAAAGCGTTAGATGAGATCAGCACAACAGGAAATGTTGCTGGATATCTTAGTCCAAATGCCTTTGTTGGTGATAAACACGACAACACTTCCAGAATTAAAAAAATGGCATCCCGATTGGGATATTCGTTAACCTCTCGTGGTAAAGAAGATACCAAGAAAGGGGATAAACTTCAAGAAAAATTTGATTCGTTAAAAGAAACAGTCAAGTCATTGAATGAAAATTACTATCAGTATAGAAATGACCCGTCTAAAACACCTCACCAAAAAATAGGAACTGCTATTTCAGAGGTAAATAAGCAGCTTAAGTTAATTGAGCGGGTCTTAAAAATTAATCAGAGATTAAAAAAAGAATACGGCGTAAGCAACGATGCCTTATGGAAACGAACAAATCATCAGATGATGAAACTGGAAGGTAAGCTAATAGAATTGGCTGGTCGTATTCGTGAGATGAGAGGATAATATGCAACAATCTTTATTGTGTGATTATACAGAATTACAATATGACAGAGCAATGTTGACAGAGGCAATCGACGCCAATAAGCCGCTGATTCTTCGAAATGTAGTTCTTCAACGAGCAAACGCTAAAAATCAAAACGGCAGAGTTTATCCTAAAGATGTTTTAATGCGCGAAGCTTCAATTTATAAGCAAAATTTTGTAAATCAACGTCGGGCTCTTGGTGAGCTAGACCACCCAGAATCTCCTATAGTAAATCTTAGAAACGCATGTTGCAACGTGATCGGATTATGGACAGAAGGTGATGATGTCCGAGGTGATATTGAAATACTCACTACTCCTACAGGAAATATTGTTCGCGATTTAATCCGGCACAATATTAGATTGGGCGTTTCTTCTCGCGGCATGGGCTCGGTAAAGCAAATGGGAGAAAATACCGTTGAAGTGCAAGACGATTTTTCTTTGATTTGTTTTGATATTGTAAGTAATCCATCGACGTTTGGTGCTTTTATTACAGAAAGCGTTTCTGCTCCAGTATTGGCTGCACCATATGATACCCTTGATAAATTAATTCATGATTTCCTAAGTGAGGTGAAATAAAAAATGTTTGCACGTTTAATGGCGTGGCTTGGTTTCGGAAACACATTAACCGCTGTTGTACCAGACCACAAAATGTCGCTGGCTACTACAGAAGATACACAGAAACTAATCGAACCTACCACCCCGGTAGTTAGTTCTGAAACACAAGTGAATGAACCGCCAGTTCAGACGCCTACTGTTTCCGCAGTACCAGAAAAAAAGCGCGGTAGAAAAAAGAGTAACAAACACAAAGATAAACACTAGGGGGGTAGATGTATATAAAGGTAAATGAAGGAAAGGATGATTTTCAAAAAGCGTTACGTCAATTTTCAAAGCTCGTCAAAAAATCTGAATTGATTCAAGAAATAAAAAATAGAGAATACTTTTTGAAGCCGTCGAAAAAAAGAATTTTTAAGCGTCAAGAGGCATTACGCCGTAGAAAACGAGAAGAAAGACGGTTAGCTAGACAAAAAAATTATAACAATTAATAGTTTTCATTTTGTATTATATATTTATAATATAGTAAAACACTAATCAAATATTAGATGTTTAATTTACATTTAATAACAGATCCTTTAATATCTGTTTATTCTTCTTATAGGAGTAATTTTTTATGGCAAAAACTACAAGCACTCTTTTAAAGCAAGCTATTGCAGATGCAGAAGCGGTAAGAGAAACCGCAGTTGCAAACGCAAAGTTGGTTTTGGAAGAAGCAATCACTCCACAAATCCGTGAAATGATTGCCCGTCGTCTTCGCGTAGAAGCGATGGAAGACGAAGCCGCAAAGCACGAGGCGGCTAAGGAACAACCTTTTCAAGACGGCGAACCCGTGGGAGGCAGTGAGAGCCCACAAGACACCTCTGCAATTGGTGGAACGGACAACAAAGAACCATCACCTGACGCTGAAGACACTTCTGATATCGGACATGGCCCGGAAGCTCAAACTGATTCACACACGGATTGGTATGACGACTGGAGCGATTCCGATTTTGATCTTGATGAAGTAATTAAGGAGTTAGAGGAAGATATAAATGCACTTCAAGGTAATTCGCTAGCCGAAGAATCTGACGAAGAAGAAGAAGAAGCCGAAGGAGAGGAAGAAGAAGGTGAAGAAGAAAAGGCACCTGCTCATCCTATGAAAAAGGAAGGTTGGAAAGAAGAAGGAAACGCTGATCCAGCGAAGTTTGCAAACCCACAAGCTGGATTAACCCCCGAAGCTTCTGATGAAGAAGAGGGCGAAGAAGACACAGAAGAATTGGATCTTGAAGCAATTCTTGCAGAACTTGAAGCCGATGACGAAGAGGAAAAAATGCAACATGGAACACCTCATGCTGCTGACTCTGAAAAGCATGCAATGGCCGCTAAACTTGCAGATCTCAAGAGAGAATTAGCCCAATATAAAGAAGCAGTCTCACACTTAAGTGGAAGATTGCAAGAAGTTAATATTTTGAATGCTAAGTTGCTCTATACCAACAAGATGTTCCGTAATCAAGGCTTAACTAACGAACAAAAGGTTCGCATCGTTGAGTCATTTGATCGCGCAACAACCGTTAGAGAAGTCAAGTTGGTTTATGCTGCATTAGTTGAGAACCTTTCAACCGCAGCGAAGACATTTAATGCATCACGTAAGAAGGTTGTAGCGGAAGGATTAGCATCAAAAGCTACGCCATCAACTGCGCCAAAGAATACTGTTATTGTTGAAAACGCAGTAGCAAAAAGACTTCAAGAACTTGCAGGAATTATTTAATCTAAGGAGATAAAACAATATGTCAGACGTATCACAATTTATTAACGAGGCCGGTTCTGCTCACAAGGCAGTTCTTGATCAAACTCGTAAGCTTGCTTCAAAGTGGGAAAATTCTGGGTTGTTAGAAGGATTAAAGGGATTTGATCGCCAAGCGATGGCGGTAATTCTTGAAAACCAAGCAACACAGCTTTTGAATGAAAACAGTAAGACCAACC